CGGGCGGATCTTCGCGCTGTTGCCGGAGGGGAGGGCCAGAAGAAAGCCCTCCTCTCGCGGCTTGCGCCAGTCAATCCCCCGCGTTGGTCGTTTCGCCTCGCTCATCAGGTGATGTTCGTCGGCGGGAGCGCCACGTCTGCGGCAGTCGCGTGCTCGATGACGTTGATCAGCCCGAACGTCGCATCATCCACGATCTGGATCGTCGCCTCTGGGATGGCGAACGCACCATACTCCAGCTGCGCGATGGTCAGGTCGCCCATGAGCTTGCACTTGGGGATAAAGATATGCGTATCCCCGGCGCCTTCTGCGGCTACTGCCTTCCCGCAGATGCCGATATAGGGCATATCATCCCCGCCGCTCACCTTGAGGTGGTCCTGCGCGGACCCGGATGCGGTGCTGGTGTTGCCCAGCAGAACCTCCAGCGCGGCGATGCTGATCGAGCCGAACCGCACGCGCACTTCGCCGCCGACCGCCCGTGCCGCCGACGCCGTGATCGTGTCGTCACCCTCAAGTTGCGCGCTGATCGTCGCCAGGGTGGTGCCCATCAGCTGCACAGATGGAACATCCACCGCTGTGTCGTAATCGTTGGTGGCATCCCATGTGGCGATCTTGACGTCGTTGAGGCCGTACTGTGGTGCTCCGTAGCTATCGAATCCCATTGTCGTTGCTCCTTATGCTGATTTGCTTGTCGTGACCTGATAGGTCGAGCGCTCCACGTTGGCGTCCAGCTCGGTATCGCGCTGATTGCGAACGTCGCCCGCCCACAGGCACATGAACATACCCGACAGTTGCACGGCGTGCAGCAGCGAGAACACGCGGTTGCGCATCGTCTCGATATTGCTGTAGCCGTCGTCCTCGTAGAACCACACTTCCAACATCTCGCGCACGCCGACATAGCGCGCGCCCTCGTCCGCCAGGAACGGATCCGGCTCGCTGCTACGTAGCTTGAGCAGCAGGCACGGCTTGATGATCCCGTTGGCGTCAAACGCCGCCGGCGTGATAGTGCGGTTGATGCCCTGCGGCCCCGTTTCGTCCAGGTCATAGATCCCGCCCGTGGCCGCTGCCACTAGCGTTGCAGTATCCGCTTCCAGTATCGCCTTGGCCGCTGACAGTGCGCTCACGATAGCATCCTCACGACCTCACTCCACAAGATAGGTGCAAAGTGGTCGATGGCCGGGTCGATGATGGCATATCTACCCGCATTACAAAGTTCCAGGTACACGCCATAGCTCACGCCATGTGATAGGATGATCTCGACCACCGACTGCACGATCTGCTGCACCTCAGTATAGAGCGTCTGGCGGGCGTTGCCCGTGCGGTCGGTCCACGGCGCGTTGGCCTTCATCCAGTTCTCGATCTCCGGTGCGTAGCTCTTGGCGATTGCCAGCACGCCTCGGTGGATGGCCGCCACGTATGCTTCAGTTAGCTCGCTGAACGCCTGCTCCGGTGGGCGTACCCACTGGAAGCCAGTCTGCACCATCAGCTGCGCACTTTGGCATATGCCTGGAGCGAGTCGGTCAGTCCCGGCAGCAGGCCGACGATCTCGTAGCCCACACCGCCCACGGCGAAGCGGTCGCCCAGCTGCAGATCGGTATCCGTGATGGTCGGGTGTCCGGCATAGCCGATGATCACCACGTCCGCCTGCGCCGTCTGGCCCGCTTCGGTCTGGTAGATGGCAGGCCGTCCTGCCGTCTCGACGCGCACGCTTTGCGCCGCCTGTGCCACGCCGCCACGCACGACCGTGATGCTGGTCGGCTTGTCGGCGATGATGCGTGCCGTGCCCACGCCACGATCTACATCGTCTACGTACTCAGAGAGCGGGAAGTTGTTGCCTGTCCAGGCATCGGTGCTAGGCATCGGGTGAATCCTTGTCGCGCGGCGGGATCTCGTTCAGGCCCAGGATGCGCATCTGGTTGGCCGATGTCGTCGATTCGCCCTTCCAGAACGCCGCCATCTCCTTGATGTGCTCCCAGACCTGCGACTTTTGCTCGCGCGTCTGCCCGGCGGTATAGTCGCTGAACTTGGCCGCGTCGGCCAGCAGTTGCCGCCACGCCAGGTACACCGCGCCGTTATAGTCGCTGTCCGCGCGTGCATAGAGCCGGTCGAGTTCGGTGTTCGTGAACACGCTCTCGTCCGCACTCAGAGCCAAGTCGGCCTGCATGTCCGCCCGCTGTGTCGTGGTCAGTGCCATTAGCCGTACTCCTCGATCAGTTCCAGCAGCGCCCGTCCCGCGTGCTCCCAGGTCTGGTTGGTGCGCAGCCACGCCGCGCCGTCCATCGCCTTGGCCTTGGCCTCCGTCGGGTGCTCGTAGCACCAGCGCATCGCTTCCGTCACTGCTACTACGTTCACCTGCGCCCACTGACCGTCGATGTGATCGGCGTAGCCCCGCGGGATATTCACCAGATCGAACTCGTCCAGCACGACCGTCGCCCAGTCGTCGATGTGGCCGTCGTCCAGCCCAGCATAGCGGGTGACGATCGTCGGGATGCCCATCATCGCCGCCTCGCGGTGCGGCATCCCCCAGCCCTCCGATTTGCTCGGGATGGCGAAGCAGTCGGCGTGCGGATAGACATTCGCCATCGTATCCACATCCTGCAGCCAGAACGACACGCGCGGATCGCGATTGCTCGCCATAGAGATACGGTCGATCAGGTCGTTCGTATGCGGTCGTGTCTTGATGACCAACCGCACGTCTGCCACGTCGTGGAAGGCCATAAAGAATGCCTGCCACACCTCCACCCAACCCTTGCGTGCCCCCCGATCAGCAAGTGCCAGAAATGTGTACGGCTTGCGTGGCTCCCCATAAACGAGCGGGAACTCCACGGGCGACGTACCGCCTGGTACGACGTGGATCGGCACCTTGACGCCGCTGTGCTCGAACGCCTCGGCGTTCTGCTCGCACGGCACGATGATTCGTTCGCAGCTATTGCACCGTTCGGCCCAGCCCTTGGGCAGCCTGGTCCCCTCCGTCATCGTCAGGCCCCATTGCCGCCCGGCCAGGCCGGGGAACATGTACGGCGGCGTGCAGGTGATCGTCAGCTTGCTCCAGTCGAGGCCGGCCATGCGCTGTATCCAGGCTGGCATGTTGAGCTGTTCGAGGATGATCGGGTGCGTCTCGACGCCCAACCGCGCCAGTGATTGCACCATGTAGCGCGCGTATCTTCCATATCCATCGAACGCATGGAAGAAGAATGCCAACCAGTTCAGCCGCAAGGCCGGCCCCTTTCCTATCAGGAGATGGTGGCGTCGGTCCAGGTGCCATCAGCGCTGAGATATGCTGCCGCGCCATTGGTACGGTCCATACCCACGCCGACCCCATACTCCATCTCGATGTTGAGCTGCTTGACCGGATAGTCATCGTCCGGTGTCGTCTCAGGCAGCACGAACGATCCGAACCCGGTGGACGGATGCACGCGCACCGCCAGCGGGTTGCGGGTGTCGAGGTTGCCATAGGACTTGACCATCCCGATGTAGGCCGTCGGCACGCGCGCCGTGACGCGCACTTCCACCAGGCCATAGCTGCCCTGATAGTAGCCGATCTGCCCGAACTCGCGCTGCCCGGCAGCGAAGAAGCGGTTGCCGCTCGTCTCACCGCCGCGGTCGATGAAACCGACCACTGGATCGACGACCTGCACCCAGCCCGTCAGTGCCAGAAAACTGGCGATGTCGGCACGGCTCGCAACCGCCGTGTAAGGCGGTGTGTGACCGTGTTCCTGCAGCGTTTCCGCCAACTGATCCAGTGCGTCTCCGTAGCCGTAGCTATCGGTATCAACGCCCAGGTAGTGGTCGTGCGACGTGGTGAACGCCTCGCCATCGTATGCGGGTGGCGCAAAGTCCACGGAGCCGCCGGTCCCGCGCACAAACGGCACGTCGTAGCCCGATGTGCCCAGGGTGTTCTCGCTGTAGTCGAACCAGCGGGTCAGCAGCTTCTGCTCGAAGCGCCAGCGCAACTTGCGCACGATAGTGCTGATCGACGCGTTGATCTTGGCCGAGCGGGAGTCGCGGAAATAGCGCCGTGTCCCGCCGATGGCCTCGCCGTACACGCGCAGGTTGAGCATGTGCCCGATGGTCGTGCCCTGCGTCGGCGTCGGCGTGTCCACGTCGGTGATATCCGGGGAAGCGGTGACGGAGCCACCATTCTCGTACTCCATCGCCAGTTCCTCGGT